CGGATCAAGCGGATTTGTGCAGATATTATCTGAAATGGTAAACAAGAACCTAGCTTCAATTAACTATTCTACTGCTCAAATAACTTTTTGGAATGGTGCAAAAATTCATCTATGCCATTGCCAACACGAGAAGGATGTAATAAAATATCAAGGTGTGGAAATTAATGTATTGCTAATAGATGAATTGACACATTTTAGCGAGTATATCTACAAATTTTTAAGAGGCAGGGTTCGTATTGGTGGTTTACAAGTTCCAGAAGGTTTGTTCGGTGCTTTACCGAGAATAGTTTGCGGATCAAATCCTGGAGGGGTAGGGCATGAATTTGTTAAAAGTGAATTTATAGACAATAAAAACCCTTTAGAAATCTATCAAATGCCAGATGAGGAAGGAGGAATGACAAGACAATTTATTCCTGCTAAATTAGAGGATAATCCGACCATGACAGAAAACGATCCACTTTACAAGCATAAATTACTTGGTTTAGGTGGTGCATTAGCAAAAGCAATGCTTGATGGAGATTGGGATGCAATAGAAGGTGCTTATTTTGATACTTTCAACAAAGATATTCATATTGTAAAAGATTTTGAAATCCCCCACGATTGGTATAAAATCAGAGGTTTTGACTGGGGATATTCCGCCCCTTTTGGCGTGTTATGGGGTGCTATAAGTGACGGAAGTCTTATAAATATAGGTGGTAAGCATATTTCTTTCCCTAGAGACTCATTAATAATTTATAGAGAATATTACGGATGGACAGGGAAGCCTAACAAAGGCTTGAAAATGGAATTGCCAGAAATAGCTAAGAACACGATGCAAATGCAAGATAACGAAGTAATGAATAAGCAAGTTGCCGATCCAGCAATATTTGATGAGAGTAAAAAGAACATGGGAATGACTCAAGCCGAAGAATTGGCAAAATATAGCTGTATTTATGAAAGAGCAGATAATAAAAGGGTTGCAGGCTGGCAACAGATAAGAAGCAGGCTGACAGGTAGAGATGGTAAACCTTTAATCTATATAACTGAGGGTTGCAAGAGTCTAATTAGAACTTTACCAATAATGCAGTATGATAAAACGAAGCCAGAAGATTTAGACACAAGCTTAGAGGATCATTTATTGGATGTTTTGAGGTATATTTGTATGGCAAGACCAATAACGATAGATATTAAAGAAGCCGTACCAAATCCAGGAAAGGATTTTTGGGATAATTTCAATCCTCATCAGATAAGAAAAAACAAAAAAGTTATTAATTATGAATAGCTTGACTTTTTAACTAATTTTACATAACCTTGTTTATTATTATATAATAAAAAGTTATGTCTAACGAAGATCAAAAGAAATCAAAGCAAAAAGCAGACCTGCACGAGGTATGGAAAAAAGAATTAGATTCTTGTTTAAGATATCATGAAAAATACTTTGCAGAAGCTAGAAAATATGAGAATATTTATAAAGACCAGCACAATTTAGATGGTTTAAACAGATATAATATATTTTTTGCTAATACTGAAACATTAGCACCACTAGTCTATTCTAAATTACCATCTCCCAACATTACTAGAAGATATAAAGATGATGACGAAGCATCAAAGATTGCATCAGAAATATTAGAAAGAACAATTTCGTATTTTTTAGAAATAACAAAAGCGGACACTACATTCAGCAAAGCAAGAAAAGACTTTTTGATTAATGGTCGTGGATTGGTTCGTGTTTATATGGAAGATGGCGAGATAATAGAAACAGAAGAAGGCGAAGAAGTACTTGACAACACTAATAAAAAAGTTTATCCAAAAAGAATTGAATATAAAGACTTCTTAACAGATCACACAGCTAAAAACTGGGATGATCTTAAATGGGTTGCTTTTAGATGTTATAAAACAAAAGATGAATTATTTGATCTATTTGGCAATGCAGCTAAAGATATTGAGATGGATTCTTCTGACGAGTTAAGCAATAACCCAGAAAGCTTAGAGTTATGGGAGATTTGGGATAAAGTAAATAAACAAGTAATTTGGTTTTCACAAGAAAAAGTTATTCAAGTTGATAAAGACCCCTATAATTTAACTAGTTTTTTCCCAATCGCTCGCCCCACTGGTACTGATAGCGACCCATCATCATTATTACCAATTCCTCTTTATAGAATGTATAAATCACAAGCGGAGGAATTAAATATTATTGATAATAGGATTAGATCACTAACAGAGCAGATTAAATATACAGGTGTTTATAATACAATAAGCGAGGCAAAAGATATAGAAAACTTGCTAAATGGAGAAGATGGAGAATTTGCACCATTATCAGGAGTCAGCACCTCTAACATTAAAGATCAAATATTTGTAAAAGATATAGTACCTATTGCAAATACGATTACATTACTTAACAATCAAAAAGCCCAAATTATTAACAATATAAGAGAAATCACAGGTTTATCTGATATCGTAAGAGGTGTAAGCATAGCATCAGAAACAGCAACAGCTCAAAGGTTAAAAGGTGATTTTGCTATTAGTAGAATACAACCATTACAAAGAGCAAATGAAATTGCAATCCGTGATACTATTGAGATTATGGCAGAATTAATCGTTGAAAACTACACAATAGAAGAATTAGTTAAAATTACAAATTGCCAAATAGTAGATTTAGAGTCAATAGCACAAACTGCACAAGATAATCAAAATATGTTATTACAAGAAGCTATTAATAATTTACCTCAAAATATAACAGGAGATCAAAAAGTACAACAAATAGAAGCTTTAAAACAACAAGCAGAGATTGGATTTAATAAAACTATCGATATTGCTCAAAATGAGTTAAAAGGCTTTGCAATGAGTCTTGACCAAGTAAAAGAAGTTGACGAGGTTTTAAAAAATGATGCACTAAGATCATTTTCTATTGATATTGAGACAGACTCTACTATATCAGTTGACCAGCAACAAGATAAAAATGATAGAATACAATTTATAGCAACATTAACTAATTTTGCTGGACAATTCACGCCTTTAGTACAAGCTGGAGTTATACAGCCAGAAGCTTTTAATGAGTTTTTAGGATTTATTGCCAGACCTTTTAAAGTGGGTAGGAATTTAGAAGAATTTCTACTAGCAAAACCAAATGAAGAAGAGGAACAACAACCGTCACAAGAAGAATTGCTAGCACAAGCTCAAAATGAAAGACAAGAAAGAGAATTTCAATTTAAGGTAGAGAGTGAGAAAGCTAAAATTAACCTAGAGCAACAAAAGATTGATATTGAAAAGGCTAGAGTCTTGCAAAATCAAAGACAATTTGAAGATAAAATTGATTTTGAAGATGCGAACAAAGCAGCAGATCGTCAAGCAAAAGTATTAGAAAAAGTAGCACCATCTCCAGAAGAGATAATCGAATCAAGAACTCAAAGACTTAATGAAAAAATAAGAAATGACTAGAAAGATTTTAAAAATCATAGACGGAAAAAAAGAATGGGTCTTTGATGGTTACGGAAGAAGTGGAGCATCAAAACAAAGAAAAATGCCCGCTTGTGGAGAAGATTTAACTATTGATGGATATATTTCTAAACATGGAGGAATTGAAAGTCAGGTTGATGGAAGAGTCTACACAACAAAAGGCGGCTATTTAGATCATTTAAAAGCTAATAACTGCCATATAAAAGATTACTAATTTTACATAACCTTGACAATTAATTTTACATAACCTATAATACAACAAAATTTTATCTAAATATATTTTTATGGATACAATGGAGAAAAACAGCGAATCAATAGCTGAAATTCTAGGAGAGCAAGAAGAGAATCAAGAAATTGAGAATCAAGAGCCTGTCCAAGAAGATAATATTGATGAAAATGAGGAAGCGGTTGATGCAGAAAATGCACCAAGTGAAGAATCGGAAGATCCAGAAGAGGAGTTAAAATTTCTTAAACTGACTAGCGGTTGGACTAAGGAAGAAAAAGAGCTTGTCAAAAAGATCAAAGACCCAGAATTAAGAGAAGAAGCAATTGAAGCTACAAAAAAAAGAAGAGTAGATTTTGATCGTAGAAGTCTTGAGCTGGGGAATACTAGGAAAGAGTTGGCAGAAATGCGAGCTAAACTGGAAGAATTAACTTCCTTGCAGAATAAACCTGTTGCAAATAATGAAGATGAATATCTTACAGAGCAAGAGCTTGAGCAAAAGAAAAAACTTGAAGATGTTGAAAAACAACTAAAAGAGTTAAGAGATAGAGAAGCTAATAATCAGGCTCAGACTGTTCAACAAGAATTAACAGCTTTTGCACAATCTGAAAATGAAGATGGCTCTTTAAAATATCCTTACTTCGAAAGAGTTAGACAGAATATGGCTTTATTGTTTCAAGCAGATCAAAATGGCACACTGACCTTAGAAAAGGCATATAATAAAGCAGTGTTACTTGATGATGAATTGGCAGCAGAGCAACAACAAGAATTACTTTTAAAAGAGAAGCTTAAACAAAAAGAAGCTCTTGCTAAAGTAAAGAATAATAAAAAATATTCTCCTAATTCAACCAATAGTAAAAGGAATTTATCTGCTAAAGAAAAAAACTCTGAAGCGATTGCTAAACTCTTTGAATAGTTTTAAACATCTATTTTAATAATAATTTTAATAGATTTAAACAATGGCAAATCCTAATATTTCGCAGTTATTGACAACAACACTCAATAACTACAAAAAAGAAGTTACTGACAATGTCTTAAACTTTCACCCTTTACTAATTAAATTAAACGATGCAGGCAATATAATTCGTGAGTCTGGTGGTGTAAACTTTAGACAGAACTTAGAATATGCTTCTAATGGTACAGTTCAATTCCAAGGTGAATATGATACTTTCGACACTACTCCACAAGATGTAATTACTGCTGCTGATTTTGAGCAAAAAATTATTTCTGGTACAATTAGCATCTCTGGTAAACGAATGAAGCAAAACGCAGGAAAAGAGCGAATCGTAAATTTAATGGACGAACAAATTAAAAACTTAAAAAATTCATTAAAAAACACTATTGGTACTGCGATTTATTCCGATGGTACTGGTTCAGGTGGTCAAGAAATCGGCGGTTTACAATTATTAGTTGCTGATGATCCAACAACTGGCACGGTAGGCGGAATTGACAGATCAACTACTGATGGTGCTTTCTTCAGAAATAAACTTTATGATTTCTCTGTTGAGTCTGTAACCAAATCATCTACAACTATTCAATCTGCTATGAACTCTTTATATAGAAGATGTCAAGCACAAGCTGGTGAGCAGCCTGATTTAATTACTGCTGATGATGTGAATTTTGGCTTTTTTGAAGATTCTTTACAAACTATCCAAAGAATTTCTGACAGTAGATTAGGTAAATTAGGTTTCGATGTATTAAAATACAAAGGAGCAGAGGTTTATTATGATCCAGAATGCCCAGCTAATCACATGTATTTCTTAAATAGTAATCATCTTAAGTTACAGCATTTAGGCGACTTTTTAGAAGAAGGTGAGGTAACTAGACCAGTAAACCAAGATGTCTATGTATTACCAGTTACAGGTTTAATGAACCTTACTATTGATAATGCAAGAGTACACGGTGTAATGATCGACTAATTAACAGGGAGGGTAAAACCTCCCACAATTTATTATAAATATGTCAAATTTTAAAAGTACAGAAATCACAATCTACAATCAAAAGATTGATGAAAATTCTTCAACTAAAAATGTGCCTCTAGGTACTATTATTAAAGCAATAGATAAAGATACTACTGATTATGGTGTTGGTGAATTTATTTATCTAAAAGGCGTTGCTTCAACCGTTATTGGTTCAGCAGTTGTTTATAACTCTGATGACTTTTCAACAACTTTAGCTTCTGCTAATGCTGTTGGTCCAGTAGCTTTTGCAATGGCTGCAACTGTTGCTAATGAATATGGTTGGTATCAAATCGGTGGTAAAGCTGTTGGCAAGGTTGCTGCATCTTTTGCTGATAATGCCGACTGTTACTTAACTTCAACAGCAGGCACAATTGATGATGCTGATGTTGCTGGTGACTATATTAGAAGATGCAAAGGTGCATCTGCTATCGATACCCCTTCAACTGGTTTAGCTGAATTAGAAATTGCTAGACCTGAGGTTGCTGACGGTAAAGATAACTAATTAACTGCTAGGGGGTAACTCCCCTAGTGCAATTTATATAATATGACTAAACAAGATTTTAAGAAAGGCGAAATTGTAACTTTAGATAGAGCAAGACATATCAAAGAGAATGGTTTTAATGTAGCGTTTTTTGAAAAAGAAATAGAGACTAAAAGCAATGGCACAATAGTAAAAGAATATATTTCTATTTACGGATCTAACGATAAATACACTAAATTAATCAGACCATCTGGCGAGCAAAAATTTGTCAAAAAGACAGGAGATAGTTTTTTAGTGCATGATAACGAAAGATTCCCAAGTGCTTATGAAGTTTTTAGAAATCTAAAACAGTCTTTAAATAAAAAATAATGACACTATTAAGCATCTCCCAAGAGATATTGCAACAAACAAAATCTGCAACAATACCAAGCACGATTATTGGTAATAAGCAGCCTGTTGCTATTCAAATTTTGGAGGTGCTTAAAAGATCAATCGTAAACCTTTCAAGGTCTTACGATTGGCAAGAACTAACAAAAGAATATAGTTTTAATGCAGTTGCATCTCAGAATAATTATTCATTGCCTAGTGATTTTGACAGGATAATTAATAATTCTTTCTGGAATACAACCGACAAAGAAGAAATGATTGGTTCTATATCTCCGGAAGATTGGAGGGAACTTGTAAATAGTACTGTTGGCTCTGGTGCTATTAACGAATATTATAGGTTTAGAGGTGATGAAATATTAATATTTCCTACCCCAACAAGTACAGATGGTTATGTATTTGAGTATATAAGCAAAAATATTGTTAAAAGTAGCGGCGGAACTGGTCAATCTGTCTGGCTTGCTGATACTGATGTTCCTGTAATAGATGAATTTATATTAAAATTAGATGCAACCTGGAATCTTCTTAAGGTACAAGGTAGACCTTATGCAGAAGATCAAAGACAAGCAAATTTAGCTTTAGCTGAAAGGGTGGGAATAAATGCTGGTAGGCATACCATAAGACATTCAGTTACAAGGCTTAGAAATGGTAAAATTGGTTATCCTGAAATTATAAATCAATCATAATGGTATTAGAGTTATTAAGACAATATCCAGGACTACAACAAGAAAGAGTAGGGCAAGCATTAAGAACTAATGTCGCTGCTCCAACTGGCGGTCTTAATACTCGTGACTCATTATCTCAAATGGAGGCAACCGATGCTCCAGAAATCAAAAACTGGTTTCCATCTCAAGGCAAAGTAGTAACAAGAAAAGGTTATTCAGAATATGCAACAGGATTAAATGGTAATGTTGAGACTTTAGCAGAATTAAGAGATGGCACAACTAAAAAATTTATTTGTGCAAATTTAGATGAGATAAACGATGTTACAAATCCTGCCTCAATATCTAATTTAGGATCAGGTTTTACAAATGCTAGATGGCAGACTGTTAATATGAATGGCAATCTATTATTATTTAATGGAGCAGACACACCGCAAGTTTACGACGGATCGACATTAAGCAATTCAACTATACACGGCTCAGGATTAACACCGTCAGAATTAGACGGTTGCAATGTGCATAAAAATAGACTTTATGTTTGGTCAACTGATGATTCTTCTTTTTATTACGGATCCACAAATGCTATCCAAGGTTCATTTCATAAGTTTGATCTTGCTGGCATAGCTCCTTATGGTGGTAATTTAATTGCGATGGCAACTTGGAATCATGATGGCGGTGATGGTGTTGATGATTATGCCCTTTTCATAATGTCTAGTGGTACTGCCTTATTGTATGATGGTTCTAATCCTTCAAGTGCCAATGATTGGAATTTAATTGGTATATATAAAATAGGCGAGCCATTAAGTGTAAGATCAATTGCAAAAGTGGGTGGGGATGTTGCGATAATGACAAGACCTGACTTTGTTTTCTTTTCAGAAGTATTTAAGAATGGTGGTGCAGTAACTTCTCAAACAAAGTTATCTGGTGCTGCCTTAGACTCTGCTAATGCTTATTCTTCAAATTATGGTTGGGAGGTTGTTTTATATCCTAAGGCTTCTATTGGTGGTTGGTTGTTTTTTAATGTACCAGTTGCAACTAACACAACTTATATCCAATATGGACTAAATACAATTACAGGAGCAGGTTTTGAGTTTTCAAATATGAATGCGAGAACTTGGGGATTATATGATAACAGTTTGTATTTTGGGGAAAATGGCTCTATAATGAAAGCAGATGATGGATTAAACGACAATGGAAGTAATATTCCTTGCACAGTACAGGCTGCTTATTCTGATTTAGGTTCTCCACAAGAAAAAGTAGTAAATGAGTTTAGAAATGTAATCAATGTTGATGGTAATGTTGTTTTAAATACTACAATCAGTTTTGATTATGGTTCTAGGGCAGTTACTCAAGATGTTAGTAGTGTTTCATCTGGCACACCTTGGGGTTCTCCTTGGGGTTCTCCTTGGTCACCTGTAAGTGCAATTAGAAATGAATTAGTTGTGACTTCTGGCGAAGGTGTAGCTTTAGGAATGAAAATATTTGTTGCCTTAAATGGTCAACAGCTTAGTTGGTATAGAACTGACTATAGTGTAACAGTTAATAATATTTTATGAAAAGTGAAATTATACCAAAAGGCAAGTATTATGATGAAATAAGTAATTGGTGGACATCTTGGAATTTTCCAATAATACCCCTTGCTTCTTTACCTGATTTTGGGATAATGATTTCAGACAAAGAAAAAAACATTTGCAATGCTTGGTTATATGAGACAAATTCTAATATATTATTATTAGAATGGTTTGTAGTAAATAAGCAAGCTAATAAACAAGAAAGAAAAGAATGTTTTAATCATTTAGTAGATTTTGCAAGTAAATATGCAAAACTAAAAGGTTTTAATGTTTTATTTTCTTCTGTAAAAAATGAATCACTTATCAAGAAATTAATTGATAATGGTTATAATAATACGGAAAAAGGAATGGTAAATTTAACTAAAATTATTTAATTATGGCAGTTTCAACAGGTGCAGCTTTAGCTTTAGGTGCAGGGGCTTTAATAGGTGGTGTAGCTTCTAAAAAAGGAGGAACAGGAATAGGTAGTGCTATAAAAGGAAAAAGACCTACTGCTTTACCAAATATATCAAATGATGCTCTAGCTGATTTATTAAAGAATAACCCAAATATTATAACCCCCTCGGGCAGGCAGTTATACGATATTGAGTCAAACACTATTACACTTGAAGAATCACCTTTCCAACAAGAACAAAGAGAAAGGCAAGAGGCGTTGGCAAAAAGTCTTTCATCTCAACTACAAGGAATAAAGCTTCCAGGTACAGACCCATCAGCAAGATTTGAGCAAGGGAGACAGTTATTAGAACCAGCTTTTACAGAACAAAAAGAGCAATTAGAACAATCTTTAGCAGATCGAGGCATTCCAGCAGGAAGTGAAGCTTACGCAAGAGAATTAGACAGATTGCAACAATCACAAGGTAAGCAATTACAACAATTATCTTTTGAGTCAGTACAAACAGCAGAAGCACAAAGATCAGCAAGATTTAATGAATTAGCATCTTTACTTGGTCAGGCTCAAGTAGGTGGAGTAGGTTTTGGACAATTCCAACCTAAATTTCAAGGTGCTGATATTTTAGGAGCTTCAGTTGCTCAACAAAATTTCCAATTACAACAACGAGCTTTAGACGATCAAAGAAGGCAGGCTTTGATCGGCGGCTTGGGACAATTAGGTAGTGCTGGTATTATGGCTTTTTCAGACGAAAGGTTAAAAGAAGATATAGTTAAAATAGGAGAATCAGAATCTGGTATTAATGTTTATAAATTTAACTACAAAGGTAATCCAAAAGTTTATCAAGGTGTAATTGCTCAAGAAGTGCAAGAAAGTAATCCAGAAGCTGTAATTGAAAAAGATGGTTTCTTGGCGGTTAATTATGATTTAATTGATGTTGAATTTAAAAAATATGGCAATAAATAGAGAATTACTACAAAAAGAATTGGCGAGAGCAGGACAAATAACACAATCTGCCATAAGTGGAGAAGGTTTTGATCCTCGAGGCGGTTATGGAGTATTAGCTGCACAATTAGGAACTGCTGCAATAGGTGCTTTTGCTGAAAAAAAAGCAAGAGACAAGTTAATGGCAGAAAACGAAAGAAGAAAGCAAAAGATGGGCTTGTTATTAGAACAAAAAGGGATTTCATCTGAATTTGCTGATTTATTATCCCCAACAAGTCAAGATGCTTTAGTGCAACAAATTATTAAATCTGAATTAACTCCACCTACTGCACCAAAATATGATATAAGAGAGAGTGAAGGGGGTTTTGTAAGGATTGACCCACAAACTGGAACAGCAGAACCAATAAAAACTACTCAAGGCGAGCAATTAAGAGGTAAGACAAAGAAGGTTAAAACTGAAGAATTAGAATTATCAGAAGGGCAAAAAGCAACTGACAAAGCTTTTGCAAAAGAATATGTAGAATTTAAGACAAAAGGAGGGTATGCAGACAGTCAAAAACAAATATCACAATTAAAAAAAGTAAGAAACGAACTCTTAAAGATTGAATCTGGAGAAAGTAAGAAAAATTTATCAGGTGCTAAGTTCGGTCTTATACCAGATACAATAATGGCATTTACAAACCCAGAAGCATTATCTACAAAACAAAGGGTTGAGGAAGTTGTCCAAAGAAATTTAAGGTTAATTCTTGGTGCTCAATTCACAGAAAAAGAGGGTGAAAGATTGATAGCTAGAGCTTATGATGAAAGATTAAGCGAAGCAGAGAATGCTAAAAGACTAAACGCTTTAATTGACCAGATGGAAAAGGCAGCAAAATCAAAAGAAAGTGCGTCAAAATACTTTGAAAAAGAAGGAACTTTAAAAGGTTGGAAAGGTAAAGAGTACACTTTATCTGATATAGAACAGAGCTTCAATAAAAAATTTGGTATAAAAGAAGAAAAGAAAGTTAGTGATACATTAAAAAGTAACGAACCACCAACAACAACAGGAATTAAATTTTTAGGAATTGAATAATGCCAATAGCAAGAATACAATTACCAGACGGAAGAATAGCAAGATTTGAAGTACCAGAGGGTACAACACAAGATCAAGTTATGCAATTTGCTTCACAACAGCAATTTGATAAACCTCAAGACCCATCTTTTTTATCAAAAGTTGGAACTGCAACAGTAGAGGGTTTGGCAGGATTTACAGAAGGATTAGGTCGTGCGGCAGTAGGTGCAACTCAATTAGGAGCTGAGCTATTGGGACA